TTTTGTATCACTGATAATATCAAATGCTTTTTTTACGAATACATGCCCTGCTTTCTTTTGTCTAATTTGTTTTTCAAGGTCTGCAAATTTTTCTTCTGAAACTCTCACCATGAGTGGTGAATATGGTGCACCTTTCTCCATCTTTGGTTTCTGAGATATTAAATTAAGCATCATTTCCTCAATAGTAGGAATCAATTCTTTTATATCTGGTATTTTCTCTGCATTTATAAGAGTAGTTCCGCCAGTTTTCCCTACCAATGGAATATAAAATTTATTTTTTTTAGACATATTTATTTATAATAAAGGTAAATAATTAAAGCACCTATGGCGATACCTACAAGAGTAACTAACATTCCCCACCAGAAAAACCCAATATCTTTTTTCTTCTTAGGAATATTTTCTTTAGCTTCTTTTGTTGCGAATTTCCTTAATACTTTTTTTAGTTTCACAACTTGTAAATCAGTTAATTGATCTAAATTAAGGCTTTCTATTAGACTTGTTGATAATGTAATTTTCTCTCCATTATCTTCTAATTTAGTTGCAACTCCCATTACAACCTCCATTTTTTCATATGGATGAAAATTTTCATTTATAATAGCAATTAATCTTTCATTACTTATGCAGGGTTCATATGTTTCCCCATATATTTCTAATTTTATCACTAATGGCATATTGTTTTGGTTGGTTAAACTTTCTACGCTTTTAAAGTGGTAGTTGACTTTTTAAATCTTCAATACTTTTTTGCAATAATTTACAAACTCTATCATTAAGATTTTTGTAATAGGATTTCAATTCGTCACTCATTCTAAATTTTTTATATTTATTGCCTTTGATCTTTATATAGTTAAGCTTTAAATTTTGTAGCTTAATTTTATCTTCTATAGTTGATTTACTCATAATACAGAATGATTAGAATTTTGTATAAAAATAAATAAAATAGCTTGTTTTTACAAAATACCTTCAACTTTTTTCTCTTCATCAGTTAAAACAAGATCTTTCTCAAATTCTACAAAATTACGATAAGAAGCCAATTCATCAGCTTTTTCATTAAATTCATTTCCTTGATGTCCCCTTATATGCTTAAATTTTACTGCACCTCTTGGGAATTTCCTATATTCTTCAAGTAATTGTTTTAAAATGTCCGCATTTAATCTTTTACCTTTTTCTTTTGAGAGATCAATCCAATTTTGATGTTCCCATTTTTGTAACCATCTCTTATTGAACGAATTAACGCAATACATCGAATCTGAATAAATAGTTGCTTTTTGATCTTTAGCTAAAACCTTCAATGCAATTAAGATAGCTGTAAGTTCCATTCTACCGATTTTAGTAAGAGTATAACCTTTTGAAATTGTTTTTTTAATTTCATTATTTATGCAAAAAACTACTGCACAACCACCTCGCATATGACTCTTATGTCCTCGTTTAGCCAATGCCGATCCATCTGTATAAATAGAAATAGCCATCAATTACCACCAAAATCACTATAAAACTCATTCAAACAACCACTACACAATTCTCTGTTTTGGTCGTATTCTGCCTTGGTGATTTCTTCACCACAATTCTTACAATAATAAACCTTTGGTATTGGTTTATTCTCTTCTACTTTACTTATTAGTCTTCCCATTTCCTTTGTTTTTTAATTAATCTCTTCATTAAATCCTTATAGTGATCTTCTCTTATGCAGTACACATCACTATTGCTCATAGTTAAAATTGCATAATTTTCTGTCATTTCATCTGTTTCAGGTGATTTAAAATTTCTTAAATCAGATAACGAAAGAAAAAAATTTAAATTTATTGTTGTTCATTTATTTTTATTGTTAAAATCACAATCACGTATTGCCTTTCTTTTTGCAAAATATATTATATCTAATAAATTCATAATTATTTATTTTTAAATTGTTTAACATAATCTATAAATTCATCCATATTACCTTCATTGTAGGCATCCATGAACTCATTTAAGACACTTGCCACCGCAAGTGATGACTTACTATAAGTTTCTTGGGCTAAGTAATCACAGCCCTTTAAAAGCTCTTTTTCTAGTTGGTTGGTTCCCTTAACAAGAATACTAAATTTTTGTTTTGCTCTTTGTGTAAATTCTCCAGTTAAGGATTCAAGTACACTACCAATTATTGCATTCAAAAAGAATAGCAAGTTTACATTTTGATGTTTTTTCATTTTATAATGGTTTAAAGAAATCTATTCCATCGGGATTAGGTTTCTTAAGGTTGAATAATTCTTTTATTTTACCTTGCTTAAATTTAGCTACTCTATCAATAGCACTTTGCATTCTTAATGCTTGAAAGTAAATACATCTACCATCAATAGTTGTTTGGTCTGATTCTGAATCATAATAAATCCACCCTTCTTCAGTTAATTCACAAATACATAAATCACTTGTTTTTATTATAGCTTCATTAATAGATCCATCAACAGGATTATAGTAGAATAATTTAAGCCCTTTCTTGATGATATACGTCCCCAATAGGGTATATTCCATCTTTTCTTTAACAACTTGCTCGACTTCATTCTTCTTTATCTTGTCGTCTTTTAAAAGGGTGTTATTTAGTATATCCATAATTTAATTGTCAACTTCTATTCCTATATTAAAACAATAGTACCAAAAACTTATTATGACTAGTGCAATCATAATAAGGATAAATGCTGTTATTATTTTTCTAATTAATTTTTTCATGATTTATTTGGTTTTTAGTGTTATAATATCATTCCTTCATTAAAATATATTTCTACTCCAATAGGTTTGTGTTCATAAAATTCTATTCTATTACTAGAACAAAATATTATATTGTAATTTTCCATAATATAATTCATAATTATTTCAGGAATATCATTTATAGAAATTACTAGGTGTAAATCTTTATCTCTACTATCTAACCCTGCAATTATATCTATTTTTTTATAGCCATGAGTTTTAATCATAGCTTCTAGTTTCTCTTTAGGAGTATCTTTAATTAGTAATGTCATAGTTATTTTGTTTTAGCAGTAAATTATAAGTAATATTATTCCTATCAATAAAAATCCACCTAAGTAGTTTCTTCCAAATAATCTTTGTAGTAGAGATTTAAACGTAACTCCTTTATGTTCTATTTTTACTCCACTTCTTATTACAATTATAGTTTCGCAATTATAGTCATTCATATCAACATGAAATCTACACCCACATTTACAGTTGTAGATTATCATCATTTCTTCATCAGCTTCCTTATCTAATAAATCAGGTGTTAGATACCTTCCACAATTAGGACAGTAATTTGTACAATGATTTATAGTTGGTATATCCATTTCTTTCCATGTAAGATCTTCCATTTTCTCTCTATTTTAATTTTTAAAAAACTAGGAAGGCGAAATCTTTTTTGATTTTGCCCTTTTGCCTAATATATATACTTAGAAATATTATAATATTTTACAATAAAATAATACTAGAATATTATAATATTCTATGTTTTTTGATACTAAGTGATATCAGGACTTTCCTGACTATTACCATAATTGTAAAAATATTTTTTAGCTCCACTTCCAATTCTAATATGTTTTTTACTATTTACCCTATTATCTGGATTCCTAACCAACAAATTATATTTACATAAATTAGTTATTCTTTTTGTAATAGCAGTAGAACTGTTTATTGGAATTAATGGTAAATCTTTTATTATTTTATTTTCTGAAACAAAATACCATGAAATACTATTAGCATCTATCATTCTATATGAATCAGCCTTGCCAGAACTTATAAAAGTATAGATAGATAAAAAAACAGCGATATCTATATAATCTAATTCCCAATTATTTTTCAACACAGCATATTGATTGATACTGATATTATAATTAAATCTATAATTATCAAGACCCTTACCTTCACTGTATTTCATAATTTTAGCTTTATTTGAAGGGTTTTTTCTGTTTCCTCTATTAGATATGCCTTCTTTTTTTTCTTTGTTCATTGTAGTTGTTTTAATTACTCTCACCGATTAAAACCTTTAGGAGTAATTGCTTGTGTGAGAGCCAAGACAAAAGGTGATCAGACCCTGTCCTCCTAGAAGTGCGACTAAATTAATAAAAAATTTTAATTTTAAAAATTCTATTTGATTATGAATGAATTACATCACCATTTTTAGTTTCAGCATCACCACCAACATTTCTACATATAATATTGCCGTTCTTATTAGTTACGTCTCCACTAACATTACCCTTTATTTGTATGTTGCCATTCTTAGATGATACAAGTCCACATTCACCGACTACTTCTATCTTGTCACAATAATCAACATTAACAGCTTCAATATTGCCCTCAATATTGATATTTATAGTTTTTGCATCATCTTGTTGGTCTGCTTTTTTGCCATCTATATAAACTTCATTATTTGAAATTGTTAAATTGTTCCCTTTGTAAGTTTTTCCATTTATTGTTATCATAATAAATTAATTTATAGTTAATATTAATCCATTTCATCAAAATTCTATTTTATTTTTACCAAAGGTGGATTGTATGGTTCAACCTCAAAATCAATTGGTAGTCTGCTTTTAGGAATTGATCCTTTAAATCCCACAATGAAACTTACTCCTACTGAACTAAAAGTCGAACCTCCTCCAGCAAACAACATATCATTCTTACTGTAGAATCCACCATTCTTCATTTGATAAGATTCCCATGTATGTCCTGCTAAAAATCCAGACCCCACACCAAATAAAAATGCAATAACTTTACATTGTTTGACACTTAAATTGGTATATTTGATTAAAAACTGATAAGTAATTATATTACTACCAGCTCCAATTAAAACCCCAGCTGTTGCGTGATTAACGTATCCGTGTGGGTCTTCTATTTTTAATTGAGCACTTACTATCGTTATTGACAATAAAAGCGTTACAAGCGTTAAAATTAATGTTTTCATGATTAAATAGTTTTAATTTAAATTTATCCTTGTTTTATAATTATTAATTCACTTATTGTTCTGGTTATCACCACATAACGCAAACATTTTTCTTGATACATTTCAAGTTCAGTTTTAGCATACTGACTTGGTATTAATTCGGGATATAACCAGATAACTCGCTCACTTTCAAGCCCTTTCGACTTATGAATTGTGGAAAGTGTTACACTATCTTTAGAATTTGGCTTATCTCTGAAGAGATTATTAAATAAACCAACTACTTCTTCAAGAGAATAACCTTTTCTTTCGATTAATAACTTTATAATATCAATTTTCTCTCTTAAAGCAACATATCCTTTATTGTTAAATGGATTATCAATACCACGCTTCTGTAATTGGTCAATTTTTTTATTAAGCATTTCTTCAAAATCTTCAACCGATTCAACTGAATTAACTAAGTTAGTTAAAGCATTACCAAAATCCTTGCCCATTATATATGATTTCTTGCCTAAATTTAAGAGCTCTAAGAAGGTTTCGATTAAAGGAAGATTATTTCTACACAACAACATGTCACCTTCTTTAATATCTCTAAAATTACCTTCTCTAATAATTCCTTCAGGATTACCTTCAAAAGCCTCTAATCCTGGAAATACACCATTAGCCATTTCAATGATACTACTACCACAACGATAAGAAACTGATAGAGGTAAAACCTCTGTATTAGGGTAGTTTTTAAGCTTATTGAAACTATCTAAATTTGACCCCATGAAAGAATAAATCGCCTGTCGAAAATCGCCCACAGCGATGAATCTACCACCCTTATCAATTAACCTTAACACAACCTCTCTCTGTAAAGGATTTAAATCTTGAACTTCATCTACAAACACAACATCATACTTAGGAAAGTAGTTTTTGTCAACGTTAATATAAGCCAACCACAACATATCTGTAAAATCAATCATCATTTCTTTATGACTTTGATTATTGTAATTTTCAATATAGTCAATTACTTTCAAAGTATCTTGTATAGTTGTTATTTCTAATAATTCAACACTATATTCATCAGCAAGTGCCTCTAAAGCTTCAACAGTTTTACTAGCTAAATTCAACCTATATAGATCATATAATTTAGCAATAGTAAATAGATAGATACTATACTGTTTGTAACCATTTTTGCGCTTTTTAAAGATATCTTCAACAACTTTCTTAGCTAAGATAAAGGTTTTGATTTCATTTAACTTAAACTGACCATAGACGTTTTGTCTCAGTATTTTAAAACCTAAAGAATGAATAGTACTTACTTCTGTTCCACTAGGAACTTTTGTTTTGAGTTCTTCAGCTATACTTTTATTGAATGCTGTCAATATAGATTTTTTATAGAAAGGGGTTTTCTTTAGTAAATATTGAAGCAAAAAACTTTTCCCACTGCCAGGACCTGCGCTTACGAATATATTCTTATTTGTAGTAGTATAAATCTTATCTATTGCAATTTGATATTTACTTAGTATTTTTTCAGTCATTTTAATTATTTTATATATTGATAACGTACAATTGAATTAATTTTAATCCTATTGTAATTCCAACTATTTTATATACATTTCCATCTACAACTACTAATTCATTATTCCTCTGTATTAAGTATGGATAACGATCAACAATTTCTTGAAGTTTTACTTTGTCTTTAAGAAATTGTTTTCTATTATATTCTTCATATCCATCTAACTCGTGAAATATTTCTATTATATCTTTTTTTAAAAGCCAATTCTTAACCCACTTCTTTATTTTCATAACTAATTATATATATCGTTTAATTTAATATTTAACCTATCTTCAATCTCGCCTATATGAGATCTTTCAAAAGAACTATTCCAACACCCTAAATTATTAATAGAGTTTACAATAAATTTTTCATTAACATAATGGTCATGTTCAAATTTCCATGTATCTATTTTACCATTACTGTCTAAATACTTTCTTCTGTAATAAATACCTGCATGAGCACATGCTTCTGGTTCACCATTATTATTTTCTAACACATTTGAATTATTTAAATAATGATTGTAACTTATTTCACTTCTATCTTCACTAAAATAATAATAAACAAATTTAGTATCTTTAGTAAGTTGATTATTTTGTTTAAGCCACCTATATATAGCAAGAGCTGCTATACCACAACCACCAGAATTAATATTAGGAATGTTATTAAGGAACCCTTGTACTTGTTTTAAGTTTTTCATACCGATTATAATTTTTGATTGACTTTACAAATATATAAACTATATTTTTAAAAACAAAATTTTATTCTTTTAAATAACAAATATAGCTCTTAGTTCTAGGAGAAAATCCTTCCCTTGCTTCTAAATAGCCACGTAAATCATGAAATGCTGCTGCTTTAAATGCTGTATTACTTGGTTCATTGTCATGAAGATAAATATAGTAACCAAATATACTATCAATTACCTGACTCATTCCATCGTCAGCTTTATGCACCTTCATAGGTGTACTGAAATTATCTATGAAATTACATCTTTCTGGAATGTTACTTATCATACTAGCAATAAGACTGAGTAAGAAATCTCTTTTTTGATATGTTTCTTTTGATTTAAGGACATTAAATTCTACTGTTAGGTTTTTCATAGACAGTTTATTTTTTTAGTTGTTTAGGATGATTTAATATCTTGATTTTAATACTTTCAATTTTTTACCACGCTTGAAAATTACAACATTATTTTGTAGAACAATACCTCTATCTGATATATCGGTCTGATTAATGTTATCTATATCTTTATACATTGACTTGATTTTTAAATCCTCATCTTCAATGTATAATATTGAAGTTTTTACTTTAAATGTCATACTTTTATTTTTTAGTAGTTGATTTTACTTTTGGTTTGTCTAACAATAAAGCCATTGCCTTATTGCGCTCTTCGAGTCTTTTTAGTAATATTTCCAGTTTTTTGTTCATTATGAAATGTAATTTATTCGTGTTAGCCAGCTCTTTAGGAAGATTTTCTGACTTGGGTTATTATTTACTATAGAATAATATCTATTTTTAAGATGCATATTAAATGCTTCCATAAATTCTCTTTCATCAACCTGTTGTAGAGCTAGAATTATTTCTTCAGTCATTTTCCAGCTTGTATGCAACTTTGATCCATTAATGGTATTAAGTGCTCTTGTAACTAATCTTAAGCCACCTTGATGACCATTATGGATAACTTTATCCATAATTTCATTAGCTATTAATTGAGAAGATAATTCATTTAGTTTTAAACTGGTCCAATATTTATTTTCATAAAATTCTAAAACCAAAGGCAGTAATTCAGGAACTTCTTCATTCCATTTTAAATAACCTTTTTTGTCGATGACCTTCCACCCTTTCCATTTAGGGTGGCAATTACGAGTAATGCCCATATATGTCATCCCTCCCCTATCTACAGAATGATTACTATAAAAGCCTTCATATTTAAATGTTAAGGTTATAGCAGTGCTAAAATCAGCTTTTACAGTTTCTGTAATTACCCATGTCATTTTACCGCTTAATTTAGCAATAGGTTTGGGAGTAATTGCCAATAAAGAAGTTGATAAAAATGCAATTAATAAAATAATTCTTTTAATATTTCTCATTATTTTTGATTTCGTTAATAATATTAAAGACGCAAATATATAAACTATATTTTTAAAAACAAAATAAAACCCAAACTTTTTTAATTTGGGTGATAATAATTAGTAATTTCTTCGTGCGTATTCGGCTATTAGCAATGAATCCACTTTGCCGTCATGAGCAACCTTACATCTACTATTTCTTCTTAAATCTTCATTAGGAAAAATTCTTTTAGCTGCAATTAAAGACATAGCTTTAGTATCTGTAACTTTTGTTTTACCTGTTGAAGAAGATTTTTTCTGTAGCGGAACACCTTCCCACATTTCTTTTTGCCATTTCTTAGGTTGAACTAAAACAAAGGGAATACTATTAGCAATCAACATTACCTCTAAAGCTCCAACTATATGTCCAAATGAAAATGTAGCTTTAGCTGATGATCCAAATATAGCGTGCACATCTTCCATAATAAATAATAAATCTCCACCTAAGTCTTTGATTCCTTTAAATATTTCATCTAAAGAGTGCAAATCAACATTCTTACCGATCTTAGGAAATTCAAAAAATTCTATCATATTGCCGTCTATTATGATTGTAATATATCCTTGTTTCCCTGGATCAACACCTCCTCTAATTTTCACAACTCACCTCCTCTTCATCTTCTTTAGAAGCAATACTAAGTAATTCATTAACTTTTTTAATATTACTCTTTAAGATTTTTTCTTCAAGATATTTAACATATTTTGGAAGAGGTGTGCTGTTACCTAAAATTAAATCATCATGAATATTCACACCAGTCTCTATTTCATACTGAATTCTCAAATCTATTTCAGTGGTTAAGTAATTCGTTTCGTTACTCATAATTTACGATTTTTAATTAATACTTATAATTTTATCCAAATAAATGTTTCACTATACTTTCTCTCTTGAGTAATAGGAATCATGATATCAATTGCTGTATTTATAACACCTATAGCACTAGGAGAATTAACATATGTAGAGTTACTATCAACTATAGATGTAATCTTCTTATAGTTCCTTAAACTATGAAATGCTACACCATTAACAGCTTCTCTAAAGTCATTACAAACATATATTTCTGGTTCAAATAAATCAAACCTATCAACTATAATATATATTTGGTGATCTTTAGATAAATCTTCTAATAAATCTAGTTGTTGTTTTTTTAATTTAGCCATTAGTCTTTTCCTCCATTGTCTTTAAATTTCTTGTATTCATGAAAAACTTTATCTCCTTTTTGATGTTCCTTTTCACGCTTTTTAAGGATCTCTCTTTTTTGTTGAGGTGATTTATCGTTAAAAGTACTTCTACCTACCCCAAATCCTTGAAATTCACCCTTATGCTCAATTAATACCTCAAGACAATTAGGACAAATTAATTGATGATCAGTTTTAGTATTATAATATTCAGTACTATCAGTAAGCTTATTATATTTTACCCTTACTTCTGTAAATTTGATGATTTTATCAAATTCCTCACAATCCTCTTTATTACATTTAAATTCCATATTATTTTATTATGTCCATAAACAACACAACCCATGTAGATACAATTACTATTAACTCCATCCACCAAATATAGGTGTTCTTATTGAAAATATATAAACCGATTGATATAAATAATGCTATAATTGCATCAATAACTACAACTTGCCATAAGCCATAAAAAAGCCATATTGATAATAATGATAATCCAGAACCACCAAAAGCTCCAACCATATGTACAATTTTTTCAAGCTTGCTTTCTTTAAAATTAGCAGCAAGTCCCACCACAGTAATTAAACCACAAGCAGCTAACATTAGTCTTGATACCGCAATCATTGTTAATGGTATAGCTAATACACCAATAGCTAAAGAAAATACAACCTTGTATTTTTTTCTTAATTTATAATAACTTTTAGAAACACTCCCTTGAGCACCATACTTAATCCAAATAAAAGCTATAAAGCTTGAAAAAGAAAGGATTGAAATACCTAAATAAATTAATTTCCACCACATAATTTTATATTTTGTTTAAATTTCCAAATATAACCTCCAGCTGCTTTACCCTTACCTCTACAAACTGAAGATATTCCTGTTTTATTAATTCCTGTTTGTCTAGATGCTTCACTTTGAGAAAAGAAATCTTTGATAAAAATCCCTTCTTTGTCAAACTGACATACAGCTTTAGAGTTTTTATTATTTATACCAATTTTCCTATCTATGTTACCTTTACGGTTATTCTCACCCCACGTCATGAGTTGAATATTTTTCAAGGTATAGGATAAATAACTATTTTTCCTATCAAGAGAAGGTTTTAAATCGCTAATATAGTTATTATTCTTCCAGTTATTATACAGTTCATGAAACAATTGTTGACTAAATAACCAATCTCTTAATTCCACCCTACTATAATTAGGTGGAGGATGTTTTCTCCTTTTGGAATTAACCTTTTGATTATTGTAGATTTTACAAATTAAATTATTCTTGGTTATCGCCATTACTAACTGAATCTTTTATTATTTGCTTTAATTCTTCAAATTTAACTTCATCGAAATCCTTTTCATAAAAAGCTTGGAATTTAAACTCTTTTAAGGTTTGGTCGATATATACAAAAACGTGGTAATCTTTCATTTTAGATACTATATCCTTATTTAGCTTCTCTATATATTCTGCTTCTAAAAGCTCAGGGACTCCTATTATAAATATTGGTTTTGCCATAACTATTTAATTATTTTTAAAAATATTAATAACTTAATCCAATTTGATGGCTTGGTTGCTCTATATATTTTACACTCAAAACAACTACATTCATCCCTAGAATCTCCACCTGTTGATCCTAAATCATGTACTTTTACCCTTCCAAATCCACTCATACTTAAATTATTTTACTTATATCGTTAACTTTTTCGATTGTCAATATATTCTCATTAACACTTTCATGTTGAACATGTGAAATTATATAACAAAATTTATCTAATCCACTTATACTTTTAGCTAGATTTTCTAATCCTAATCCATCCACACCTTCAGTGATTTCATCCGTAAATAATAAATTTAATCCACCTGTAGGTGAGCTATTATTAATTAAGTTCTGTAATGCCAATACACTTGTTGCTATATCTACTCGAACTCTTTCACCACCTGAAAATTTCTTTAAACTTCCAGTACCCTTTTGAATACCATTTTTTAAAATAATAGGTGTAATTTTCTCTCTTATGTCACCATTCTTAAGAGTCTTATATCCTTCTAATTGAAGGCTAATATTAGTTTTCATCTTCTGAAGATACATATTGGCATAGCCTTGTATAATTTCTAAAGATTCATTTGCTAAACTAGATTTAAATTTCTTAAATCGAATAATCCACTGCTCAACATCAAAAATATCATCCTTGATTCTTTGAATTTCTTTTTCTTGCTCAACTACACCCTCTTCGTTTAATGAATCAATTTGTTCTTGAATTTCTTTCTCACGTGTTGTTATTTCCTTAGCTTTAGTCTCTTCAATACCTTTTTCAGCTTCTTTAATGTACTTGTCTGTATATTCAATCCCATTTAAAAAATTAACAATACAAGTTTCTTCCCACTTAATTTTTGTAGTTAAGTCATTAATATCATCCTCTTTAGAGCTTTTCTTTTTGATTATACCTCTCTTAAGGTTGCCAAATTCAGTAATTTTAGAATCATAATCTTGAATCTTTTCATGGAATTTACCAATGGATTTATCAAGCTCATCTAATTGTGTGCCTTGTAATTGTAAGTTGCTATTAATACCTTCAATTTCTTCTAAAACTTGTGGTAATGTTTTTCGTGCTTCTTCGACACTTAATTCACTATCAAGAATAAATTCGTGTAAGCATTTAGGGCACTTGATAGAACCTTCAATGGTTGTCTCAACTTCTATCTTAAATTTATTAAATTCTTTTAAATTCTCATTTAATTCAGATATAGAATCACCTATTTTAATTTTCTCTAACAAAACACCCTTTTTCTCTTGATTTAAGGCTTTTATTGCTTCATCATACCTTACTTCCTTTAAATCCGCTAATTCTTCATTGTAAACCTTTAAAACGGCCTTTTCAGTGATTGCTTGTTGCTTATACTCCTTAATTTTATTTTCAGAAATTACAATATTATCTTTATTGTTTTGAATAGTTTCTTTATGTTTAATTATAGCATTTTCAAACTCAGTAATCATAGCACTCTTAACTAAAGAAGTGTCAATATTTTTTTCTGCTTCTAATTGTTCTTGTAGTATTTCAACTTTACCTTCTAACTTTGATAAATCATTTTCATTGACATGTAGTTTATATTCTAATTTATCAATATCTTTTTGAACAATATCTTCTACGCCATCAATTTTATTAAAATTACTAAACCTACCAATAAGCTCTTTAACTTGCTTATCTGAACTAGAGAAAAAACTTTTATATTTTTCTTTTGAAATAATGTAATGATTGGTAAGATCTTCCTTACTAACACCTAATAGTTCAATAATTAACTTATTGCCTTCTGGAACTGTAGCAAATTTGTCTTTTTGATCTTCACCATTTAATATTATAACTAGAGTGCTGCTGCCTTTTAGTGGTGTGGTTCTGGTTATAGTTAGCTCTTGATTTGATAAAACATTTTTGAGACTAAAGCCAACAGAACAACTTTTAGCGCCATTGTTATCATTAATTAAATCAGTTAAACTTTCAGCAATTAATGGTAAATCCAAAACATAACAAAGGGCTTCTCTAAGAGCACTTTTACCAGATCCATTACTTTGCTGTCCTTCATCTGTTTTATTGACACCTTGAACAAGAAAAGCACCCTTTTTGAAGGGAAATTCTTGATATTCAAAGCTTTTAAAATTATTTAATATTATTCCTATAGGATACCACATAATATTTACGATTTTAAACCTAATTCATTTTTAACTTTACCTTCAATTTCTTCATACAATTCTGGATTGTCTTTTAAAAGATCAATAACACCAGCTCTACCTTGTCCTAATTTAGTATCAATATAACTATACCAACTTCCAGACTTTTTAACTATTTCAAGTTCAGTTGCTATATCTAAAACATCAGCTGTATAATCAATTCCTTCACCAAAAACAATATCAAATTCAGCTTGCTTAAATGGCACTGCAACTTTATTTTTAAGAACTTTTACTCTAGTTTTATTACTTAAAACCTTATCGCCATCTTTATTTTGACCTATCCTAGCGACTTCTATGATTTGACTAGAATAAAATTTAAGAGCATGACCACCTGTAGTAGTAGTTGGATTACCAAACATAACACCAATTTTTTCACGATATTGAGAGATAAAACAAATAATAGTTCCACTATTACTAGCTGGAGCAACTAATGCAGGTATCCATTGTGACATAAGTCTAGCAATTACTCCCATTTTTTGATCACCCACCTCACCTTGTATCAAGGCTTTAGGAACTAATCCAGCAACTGAATCTAAAACAATTAAACCAAATTCACCTGAAACAGCCATTTCACGAGCAATACCCATTGCCTCTTCACCAGAGTCAGGTTGTGATAATACAAATTGTGGATCATCTGCTGTAATATCCACATCAACACCTAAATTTGATGCATAGAATAGATCTAAAGCATGCTCAGTGTCAACATAACCAACTCTTTTACCTGCTTTCTGAATTTCTGCTGCCAAATGTAGAGCAACTGTGGTCTTTCCAGAACTTTCCCAACCTCTAATTTCAATCACTCTACCTGTTGGATATCCACCACCTAATGCTAAATCTAAACTAATACAACTAGATGAAATTCTTTCTACTTCAACTAATTCACCAACTATAGACTCTTTGCCAAATTTCTTTTTAATTGTATCTAATACATTTTTAATTGCCTTATTGTCTTCTTTCATTACTCTTTTAGTTTTTTAGTTAAGCAACTTTTACCATATTCAATATTGTCATATTCTTCTGTTTCACAGAATTTATCAAATTTATCTAAAATTGTTGTATTATCATAAATAATAACTTCGCCTATTTTAGCTTTCTCGATTGATTTTATGATAGTTTTATGTTCCTTTTTTACGTCTATGCCTAATGCAGTAAATTCTTCACTTTTTATAGCTCCAACTTTATCGCTACTGCCTTCAATCTTAAATCTAATATTAGCATCAGATTCCTTAATTAATTGTGAACCATCTTTCTTTAATTGATTCAGTTCTTCTTTGTTGACTTTATCAAGATCAATTTTAATTGTATGGTATTCAGGGAATATACTATTTACTAATTCATGACTACCATCAGCATATAATACCGTAAATCCCTTTTCATTATCTTCACCAAAATTATTGGCTTGTAAACTAGGTAGGTGGAATATATTCCTTCCTATTTGACTTTGATTGTGATAATGACCTAAGAATACTTTGAAAAAATTCTCAAATAATGAAGGTTTAATATTATTTTCAATTTTTGATCCATCATTATTTACCGAACCCGATAAGGCTTGATGAGAACATAAAATCCTTCTAGGGTTTGAAGAATGGATAGCATTATCTTTAATCAATGAATCCAATATATCAATATATTTACTTTCTTCAAAAAATGGTATAAATTGTAAATGTATACCCCCCCCTAAAACTATATCTCCAGAAATTACATTAAATAATTTTAATGATGGATGCCATTGAAATTGATCAAGGAAAGAATCTTCACTAGAATAGTCAGTTTTATCATGATTCCCAGCAATACAATAGAGTACCATTCCTGCTTCATCAATTAAATCTAATATTTTTTCAAAACATTTTAATACATTCAATGGCTGTGCTTGTCTACTCTGAAATACATCTCCTAAACAAATTAGAGTAGTTGTTTCTAATTTCTTAGCTAACTTAATTTTTTGTTTAATTAAACCTATTATTTGTTCAGTATTTTTTGACTCTATATGCCAATCATTACTTATTGCTGCTAATGCTGGATTCATTTTACGATTATTTGAAATTAAAGAAGTGAGTTTTACCCCACTTCTTATAAAAATATTACTTCTTGTTTGCTGTTTTAGCTCTTAATGCTGCTAATTTAGCATTCATTGCTGTTGGTTCAGTTGCAGGAGGAGTTTCTTTCTCATCTTCTTTAAAACTGTTTTCTTCAATGGTAGTATTTTTAAGAGGATCATCTTTTTTGGCTGCTGTTTTCTTAGCTTCAGCTGCTTTTTTAGCTTTATTTTTCTTAATCAAAGCTAAAGCTGCCTTTAATTCAGCCTCCTCATCATCAATACTTCCTTCTACTTTTTTAGCTGCTTCAGCTTCTTGTTGTTGAACTTGCAGAGGTTTGGTTGCAAAGGTTTTATCAATATCACTACCTGATTTAGTTTCTTCAATAGAACTATCAACACCTTCTTCTTTTTCTTCAACTTCACCCTCGTATTGTTTTTCTATTTCAGTATAAATAGCTAAAAAATCACTATTTTCAAAGGCATTAAATTCATGTTTGGCATCAAATAAAAGTAATCCATTTACCTGAAGTTCAAAATCAGATTTTCTAAATGATCCACGACCAAATAATTTATACAATGGATCAACTTCTGCTAATTGTTTCAATTGCTCCTCTTCAAGTTCAAATGACTTTTGGAATTGCTGATATGTTCCATGTTTTTTATGCATGTATAACGTATCTGTAATTCTAAATGCCCATTTACCTTTTTCAGTTTTGTATTTATCGAAATCAATTGCAATACCTTCACTTGGATGAGAAAATGGATCAATAGTTAATGGTGTTTCAGGGGTATCGAATTTCATATACAATTCTTCAATCTTATCCATCATGTTGTCATAAATTTCAACCTTAAATAGATTTTTAGTTCCCCAATCAAAACCATAAAATACAAAATTTGTTCCTGGATTAATGCCTGAGTTCCACTTTCCAGTACTATCTCTAAATCCAAAAATAGGAGACAGTTTCTTTTTAGCTTCATCTCTTTCACATTCGCCATTAACCTTACCAACAACAAATTTAATATACTCTTCTAATAAATCCTTATCACCTTCTTTCCCATGCATAGTAGCAATAAAAATTTTCTTATTAACCTTCATTTGGAATGAATCTCCTAAAATTTCTTTCAATTTAGATTTCAACTTATCATCATCCCAATCTGACAAATCTTCAATTTTCTCAACACCAAATGGCTTAAGTAAAGATTTATCTTTAATCAATTTCTCTATATTCCACTTCATCAATTTGTCAATTCCTAGCTCAACTTCTAAATAGGTTGATCTGAATGGTACAAATGGTAATGGAAATTCTGAACTATGACTTGGAGCTACTCTCATTGAAGTTATACCCTCAACAAAGTCTTTAGGAGACATATTTTTTCCTCCTTTCGGAGTAAAATACTTTGTTTTAGCTGCTTCAGCTTGCTCTCTCATCTTTTTGATGTTTTCTAAAATGCTACTCATTTTTCTAAAATTTAATTTGTTTATATTTAATTATTAACTACAGCTATTACTGTATTCTTTTATCTCTTAATTTAATCATTACGCCATTTATTGAACCTTCTATTAGCTCTGTTTCAAATTCTGCTGGAACTAGATGTCTTCCTAAAATTCCAATATTAAAACTCTTCTTTTGTGCTGAATCATGCATTGATTCTAATTTCTGCAAATCACCTTCGAGGTTTATTAATTTAAATCTCTTATCTTTTAAAACTAAATCAAGTGTTAAATGATCATCCATTTCTTGAACAGTTGGTTTCTTCATACCAGCTGCATTTTGATCTTTACGAAAAATTCTAGCTACATCAGCTTCAGCTATTTTTAATTCAGCTTTTTGTCTTTTAATGTAAGTATTTAATTCAGCCACTAAATTACCTAATCTATTAACCAACACAGGAATAGTTATTAATTCACCTACTATGTTGTATGGATTGATTTTAAAAATTTCATCAGGATCAAAATCATAATTCCAAGCTGTTGGAGTTATAGCTGCAATTTTTGTCCTCAAATGTACTATTGTTGTTTCTTTATCCATTATTTCTGCTCTTTTAAAAAGTTATAATTTTCTATGTGTGTAATTGGCTTGTGATCTTCGCATAAACCGCATTGACCTTGATGGAATGTCATTACTCTAGTTCCATCCATTCTTTGTGCTCTACTTAAATAAGCTTGGCCACAATCATCACATATATTATCTGATGTTCTTGTTTCTGGAGTGTTCATGTTTTAGTTTTTACAAATATATAAAATATATTATGATTAAATAAAAATAACTTTAGTTTTTTCAAAAGAATGTATAACATTTCCACCTTTATAATTATCTTTCACCACCTTACCTTCTAATGTTAAAATCTTACCAACCTCAAAACTTTCTGAGTTTAATCCTTGATAGGTTTCATTCCAAATAACAATATCAATTTCTTCATTGTTATTGTCAAGAGTTACCCGACAAAATTCATCATTCTTTTTAGTAACCCTTACAACAAATCTTTTTATTAATCCTGCAATCAAAACATTACTATCTTCTTTTGTTTCGGGTAAATCAAATCCACTAATATATTTTTTAGGACTAAATTCAGTTTTGTCTTTTAAAAATGTAATATAATCAATATCACCAAAACCACTTAATTCTTTTTGTTTAATTTGCCACCAATAATTTTCATGATTAATTAAATAAACATCATCTTTCTCTCTTTTAGCTCCTGTAAACTCATAATATTTATTAATAAGTATTTTCCTATCACCAACATGATTGATATTCTCTAATTCATCAAAACTACCCGACAAAATCAAATTAATAACAACTGCTTTATTGACTACACGCTTGTCAATTCTACTAAGAAAATCTTCTAAACTAAAAAACTCTCCTTTATTAGTTCGTTCATCTATTATAACTTCTAGAGCCTTTTCACCAACTTGCTTTACTTTACTAATTGACCAATAGATTTCCATCTTATCAGGATTTGACATAAAACCTTCACCACTTTCATTTATATCTGGTGGTTGTATTTTTATAAAGTTATCAGTTCTATGAATTTCACTAATAAACCTACCTATATTGCTTTTTTTCGGATTAGGAGTATCAAATTGAAATGCTGAAGTCCAGAATTGTAATGGATAATGATATTTAAACCATTGCCCAATGTATCCTGTAATAGCGTAAGACGCTGCGTGGGACTTATTAAAACTATATCCTGAATGCACTTCTAATTCATGCCAAATGATTTCTGCTTCAGCTTCTGGACAACCTTTTTCAACTACTTTAAATATAAATTGCTCTTTATATTTATCAATAACATCTTTCTTTTTCTTACCCATTGAATTATGAACAAGTAATCCATTCACATATGCTTGAGGAACACATCCTGAATTCATAGTGAAATCATAAACTTCAGATACTCCATAGTCCTGTATATCAACAACCTTTTCCCAAAAAACATTCTTTTTAATAAAAAATTCTAACAATTTACTTCTACCAACTATAGTTAAAATATTAGATAATTTATCTATAGAGATATTTTTATTAAAATATCTTCCAGAAACTTTTATTAACTCATTCCTTTTATATCCACTATTATTGATCAATTTTTCTATAATTGGATTCCATATATCAAAAGGAATCATATATTTTGTATAATTTTTGCCGTTATTAATCTCTCCTTTAAAGTTTTGCAATTTATAACTATACTTTTTTAATTTTTCATGAACTATAGGTAAATCTCTTGAATCTCCAATATAAACTTCATAATAATTACATAAATATTTTTCTTTATATCTAGTAACTATATTTGCTTTAACCCCTAAACACTCAAACATTAAATGAATTTGATCTATCAACTTTTTAGATTTAGAGCAATAATATACTCTTCCTTCTTTATCTACGTACCCATCAAAATCTATTAATTTAGCCAATGAAAACAACCAACCTTCTTTGTTTAATTGTAAAAAATAATCAGGTAAAACTTGATCTACTGATTTAACTTTATTTAGCTCTAATTCTTCAACTATATCAATATCTAAATGAAGAGCAGTTACATTATTTTTATCTATATATTCATACTTAACTTCTTTTTTAAAATAGTTTCTATAAGCCTTCTTAAATTTATTAATTTCATCAACATCTTTATTTGAGAAGGTTACTTCTTTCATAAAGTAGCCTTCTGTAATTAAAGCTATAGTAAGATATAATTTATCCATACTTACATCACAATTACCATACTTCTCTTGTAATTCATGTAAACAATACAATTCATTATTTATTAAATACTGAGCCTCAATCCAACCTTTATTTGTATAAAATCTATGGTCTTCAGTGCAAATAATTTCCCTACCTCCATCAAAAACTAAACGAATACATCTCTTACTTCCACTATTAAAAAATTTTCTTACTTTATTTGTTTTATTTTTTATTTCTATATCAGAATATGTTAAGACATTATCTTTATTGCTTAAATTTTTTATCTTTTCATAACCATTATTAGTCCATAATAATGAATCTGGATAAACACATCTTCTGATATCATCAGACGTAACTTCATCAAAGTCAGCTAATTCTTGAACTATTTGCATAACTTGTTCTTGATATATAATTAACCCATAGGTGTGTTTTAGGATATTTTCAGTACCCCAATGAAAAGTAACTTCTCTTTCTCCAAATTTTCTTAACACATATTCATTATGGGCATTTACATCCATTGCTCCAGGTCGATACAAAGAAATAGCATCAATTAACTCATATATGTTTTCAGGCTTCATATCCTTACAATAATTGGTCATTCCAACTGTTCCTAATTGAAATATATCTCCATTGTATCCCTTTTTAAATAATTCATAAACACCTTCTTCTTTTAGAGGAATGCTATAAATATCAATTACCTCACCTGTAATTTCTTTTATTAAATCAATAATGAATTTATACTTATCAAGTTGTAGAACGCCTAAAATATCTTCTTTTAAAAAACCAGCTGCTTCAAGTTCATTACCTTCCCATTCACTAACAACCATTGTTTCACCATCTTTTTCACCTAATCTCACAGGAAAGGATTGAAAAATATCTCTACCATCTGGCACAATAATAGTTGCACAAGCATGAATAGAATTACTTTTAGGTTGCTTTAATATTAATTGAATATCATCAACAACATCTGGATAATTTAATATAAAATCTTTCACTTGTTTTTTAGCAAAAGCTGTTTTAAAAATATCTTCCCAATCTCCACTACTAACCTCCAGTGCTTGACTTATATAATTAACAGTACCAAATTCTACATTTCTTTGTCTGGCAATATCTTTTAAAGCTGCTCTTAATTGGAGAGTTGTATAAGTACCTACTGAACAAACATTATCTACACCATACTTTTGCTCTATGTATTTTTTTACTTCACTTCTTCTAAGTGTCTGAAAATCAATGTCAAAATCTGGGAGAGCACCCTTTTTAACCCTTCCTACATTTAAAAATCTACTAAATAATAAATCATAATCAAAGGGGTTTATTTTTGTGATATTTAGCAAATACGCCAACAGGCTTCCAGCACTCGAACCTCTGGATAGTCCAACCAATATATCATTTTCATGACAAAATCTAATAATATCCCATGAAATTAAAAAATAATCAATGCCATCACCAGCTTCAGAAATTACTAATTGAATTACTTCATGTTCTTCAATTATTCTTTCTTCATATTTTTGCAAATCACCTTCTTTCGGTAATTTAGCATCTATACCTTCTTGCACTAATGACCAAAACATATTGTCTTTTGTTTTGTGTGTTTTCTTTTCTTCTTCAGTCATTATATATTTAGGAAGATATTTAACACCTGTTTCTATTTCAAAATCACACCTACCTGCTAAATCATTTAAATTAATTATAGATTTTTCAAATAAATCAAAGCATTTATTTTCATCATCAAACAATACTGATAATAATGCAAAGTTTTCTTCAACTGTTTTAAAGTATTGATTCTTACTTCCATAATCTCTAATATTACTTACAGCATTTAATATCTTTTTTACTCTAAAATCCTCTTTATCTAAATAATATGCATCACTTATAAAAAGAGGTTTTATTTTAGTTTGATTTATGAAATTTTTTAAGTTAAGAAGATACTCTTTATCTTTTTCATTATTAGAAAATTCAACAGTATCTATTTGATAGAATAATTCAGATATATTTAGATCATATGGCAACATTTTAGAATATGATGAGTACTTTGTGTCAATTACAATAAATAATCCACCTACAAGCCTTAAAAATACACTACTGTCGATAAATCCATGATTAGTTACTGTAATTTCTTTATTGATTGCCAATAAATTCTCCCACCCCTCTTTATTTTTCACATAACACTTGAATTGAAATAAATTCTCACCATCTTTTACAGCTACTTGTTCGCCAATAATAGATTTAATATTATTAGACTTACAAGCCATTTGGAATTTAAGAGTACCAGCTAATGTGTTTTTTTCACAGATAGCTAATGTGTTGATATTCAAAAATTTTGCTTTCTGAATCCAATCATTATAGCTTCTTGATCCATTCAATAATTCATATCCCCCATGCAAGCCAAGAAATGGTATACTTAAATCAAAATCATTTACGTATTTATTTAAATATTTTAATGGCTTTAATGTTAAATCATTATTACTTTCGGTATAATAGAAATTTTCACCAAACTGGAAACAATAAAAATCAACATCAATATTTTTTTCCTCTTCAGATAAATTCAATTCAAAAGAAGGCAATATAATGATATCGTTTTTAGGTTCTATAAATAAGAATAACCCTAAATCATTTATGTTGACTATTGAATTAGATTCAACCTTAAAATCTATTAAATTGTCTGAAAGATATTGTTGTAGTTTATTCATTTATTTAATCAATTAAATCATCAAAATTATCCCATCCTCTATCTTTACATAGCAACATACAGCCACCAATAATATCAGCTATATCGTTTTTCCTTAATTCATCACTATTTTGTACTCTTGCTAATTTTTCATCTAATCTAGCTCCATAAGGATGATGTTTAGCAAATATATTTAAAGGCTTTAATGCTGAATTAGCATATCTCTTATCTTTTTCTATTTGCATTTTACAAATAGAACCATAAGCTTTTTTAAAAAAATCTTCGTTAGACATAGTTATTTATCAATTACAATAATTTTACCACCCACCATAGTGCCACTTTCTTTAAATGTTCCTGGTTCAATATCTAAGACTTGAGCATTAAGCGATAATAGCCATTCTCTAAATTCAATTTGCTTTTTTTGACTACCACTAACCCAACTCAAAGAAGCAACAGAAACTAAACGCCCATTTTCACCAAGCCTATTGTACATTTGCTTTATGTGGTCAATATCTTGATTTTTTGTAAATGGTGGATTTGCAATTATTCTATCATATGTATTCCTTCCTGATATTGGAGTGCTTAAAAAATCATCTGAAATTAGATTAACAGTATCTATTTTACTTAAAAATGTTTGATTAATAGGCATTAATTCAAAACAATGAACGATATGAAATGGATGTACTCTATTTATTGCTTTCACTATAGCGCCTTGTCCTGCACTTGGCTCTAATATATAATGATCTTTTGATATACCAGCAAGCAAGACTAATTTATCTGCTAATCCTTCAGGAGTTCCAAAGAACTGATATTCTTTTTTAAGGTTTCTTTTTTCACCATTTGATATTTGAGCAAGTAATTCAGTAGGGTCTTCTTGAAAAACAAATCCCATTACTTTACCACCTTTCCATTTACCACCTATTAAATTAAGTGATTTAGCTACATCTTGATATAATTTTCTATCGAGTTGCGTATCTGGTAATTTAACTATATTACCTTCAATTGTACAATTTTTTAATACTTCTTCTTTATTCATCTTTTACTTATTTAATCCTAAAAATTCACCTGATTTTTGTTTTACTACACCCTTATCTCTTGTTTCATAATAGGTGATCTTATTGCCAACTATTTTCTTTAATTTTTTTAATTTAGCAGTTTCATCTTTGATAAAAGTAACTACTTTGGATTTATTATCAAGTACACCAACTGAAGTGTTTTTATCACTCTCCTTTCTTTTAGTTGTAATTTTAGTTTTTGTCATTTTACCGTATTTTTAATAGTTAAAAAAATCTCTTAATTCGCTTTCATTTGCAATCTTGAAGTACCAATCTTTTTTATCTGGTCTTTCAGAAGGTTTCCATTGTGGCTCATCCTTCATTATTAAAGAAGGTGACCATAGACAAAAGGTTCTTTCGTTTTTACCTTTAGCTTCTGTGAGTAATTCAGCTCCAATTATTTTAATACCCTTACCATTCAAGATATTAATATTAGCTAAATACCACCCATTTGGCGCTGTCGTTTTATTCTTTGAATCTGCCATTATATACCGATTAAATTAATACTAACTCTATATCATTTAAATTTGCTTGAAATTGCTTAGGTAGTTTATCTTGACAAGATTTTACTTGCTTTTTGAGTAAAACAATAACCTCATCTTTAGAAAAGAAATTCTTCTCTTTTAATTCTTTTTTTACATCATTGCTATCTTCATTGTCATCAATATCTAAAATAGCTGGAATTTCTTTTTTAGGATATTCTTTTTTAACAACATTCTCGCTTAAATCTTTTCTAGTGACTTTTGCTGGTTCATCACTGCCAGATTCTTCAACTTTTTTCTTAGCTTCATTCACTTTTTTCTTAAGAATATTTTCAGCTTTTTCATCATTTTTAAGTCTTTTTTTAACCTCAGACACTAAACTTGCTGAAACATTCCCTTCTTTAATCATCCCCTTTAACTCTTTGGATGATTCGGCAACCTTCACCATATCAGATACATGATTAGCAGTTTTACCAATTTTTCTAGCAATTTCGGCATAACTATATCCATGTGTAACTAATCTTCTATAAGTTTCTCCTAACTCAAGGGAGGTTAACCTTTTCCCATCATTAGATAAAAGAATATCAAGTAACCTTTCTTCTAGTGATCTTTTTTTCTCAGAAATAAAAGGAACTCTAGCAATATCAACACCCTCTTCAATAGCTTTCATTGTTGCCATTAATCTTCTATGGCCATCAGTAAGAATGAAAATCTCACCTTCTTTATATCCTCTCAATGGTATTCTTACGCCATTTTCAATAATGCTATTTTTTAACTCATCTATCTCACCAAAATCAAATCTAGTATTAAATCCTTCTTCTGTTGCCAATACTCTAGGATCAACATATAAAATATCTCTTCTTTGGGTTTTATTAACCTCTAAAATTTCTTCAGAGGCTTCTTGTTTTTCTTCAATAACCACCTCAACTTTTTCCTCAATAATTTCTTCTTGAGTCAATAATTCTAATTCCTCTAAGATATCTTCTTTTTTAATCCCTCTAAGAATAAGAATTTCTGTTATGACTTCCTTTTCTTCATCAGTAAATCCTGTTCCTCTTACATAAGTAAGTAATTGGTCTTTACCATGTTTCTTAAATTTATTCGTTAACAACGTTTTTTTTACATCTATAGCCATTTTTCCTTTTTTAGTATAAATTAATTCTCTTATTATATTCTTTTTTTTACAAACTCTTTTTGTGTTAATCTTCACACAAAGAATATTAATCCGATCTTTACCAAGATCATCTATTATAATCCCCTCATATTCATTTTTTTCATCAGACCAATACACAGTAGTCCCTATTGTGTAACATTTTACTACATCCATAGTTTATAAATTAATCAATAAATGCAAAGATATATTAAATATATTAATAAACAAAATATATTTTTATAAAATTCTTCTTACTTCTATAAATTTATATTCATCAGTATCTACACCTACTTTTACCCAACATAATTCTTTTTCAAAATCAACATCTTGAATGTTTCCAATTTCACTATTCTTTACAAGAACTTCAGCCCCAAGCATAAAATAATATTTCTTATCTTTTTCACCAAGAATCCTTCTTTGATTATCATCTCTGTAAATAAAATTAGGCATTTTTCCATCATTATTGTAAATTTCTCCATAAAGTTTAGTTCTAAGCTCTTCATCATACAAAGAAGTTTTACCTAAAGCCATATCAGGGAAAATAGTTTTTATAGAATTTTTCATAGCAATATCAAAGATTTTCTTCTTCTTACCTGCCATAATTTCTTCACTCTTTTTCTTTCCTGCAATGTCAGCATAGATTTTTTTGCGAAGCTCCGCAACTATATATTCTTTTTGAAGTATTATAAAGAACTCATAAAACTTCTGATCCCTACTCTTACGTTTATTACTGTCACACGATTCCATCTATTTTTGATATATTAAAATTCAACTCATTTTCCGATTCTTCTAATATTTGTAATAATTGTGTAGATTTTAAGTCTCCTGGATCTACACCTTTCTGTTTAATTTCACACACTTGTATATTTTTATTTGTTTCACTTAAAAGCAATCCATAATGCTTGCTTTGTGTTATAGTTCCTTCATCATACAATAGATAGATATTTTTAATATTGCTATACTTATTTATAATATCTATCTGCTCTGTACTCACTATATTGCCAAATGTAAAACAACATTTAATTTCTTCTTGAGATAATAGCTCTAATTCTTTATCTACATTAACCTTGTCCATTATTCCTTCAACAAGAATTAGAGTATCTGTTTCTTCAGTAATTTCATTCTCTCCGCCCAACACTCTACTAAAATCAGTATCAGGACTATTGTTATATCTAAGAGATAAACTACCTATACCGTTTCTAAAATTCTTTAGATTATTGTCATGCCATTCTTTTGATCTTCTACTTCTTGACATCCACGCTATACAATCCCCAGCTTTATTAAAAAATTGAAATACGATATGATTCTTAATTCGTGGATCTAATTTCGATTCTCCTATTTTAAATAATTCATAATGTTCTGGTAAAAAATTCCTACTTTCTAAATATTCATCAAAATTAAGTCTTTTAAAGGCTATTGGTGGTTTTTTAATAGAAAGGCTCACAACTTCTTCTTCAACCTCTTCAGACTCATCAAAACTAGGGAAGGTGTCGATATTAATTGATCTTTCATATTCAACTAAATCAGATTTACCAATACTTCTTAAATAAGCCTTTAATGATGTAGAGTAATTATTACAACTCTTTCCATGTAAACAATGCAATACAGCTCCATTATCAGTAAACTTAAGAGCAAACTCATCACCTTGTTGACAGTTCGGGCAAACTAAATCATTACTTCTTAACCATCCTTTTGATCCAAAAGGTTTTAAAGAAAATTCGTCTATTATGGATTGTTTGTCAAATGCCATTATTTAATTTTTATAAACAAAAAGTTTTTCTATTCTTTTTGTTGAATTACTTTTTAATTCAAGTTTCATATTAACTTCTTTCTTCCATACACATTCAAAATCATCTGGTGCATTGTATTCTGAAACAAAAACTTGATGATATTCTGACATAATTCGACACCATTCCCAAAAAACTTCATGGTTAAAATTTTTACTTATTGCATCATATTTAGTTGTTTTTTGATAAGGTGGATCACAATAGATAATACTATTATTGGGAATTTCTAAATCCAAATAACTAGAACAAATAAAGATATGTTTATTTAATTTGTCTGCTTGTCTTAATACATGCTCATATCCAGCTTTTACATAATCTTTGTGGTTGGTGTTATGACACCAACCACCAAACCATTTACCTCCAAAAGATAAATTATACCCTATATGACCCAATTCATAATCACAAAAAGATTCTTTATTATTTTTAACAAGCTGATAATCTTCTTTTGTAAAGTCGGCAATATTCTTTGGTATCCATTCTGTATCTTCCTTTATTTTATTTAAAAAAGATATGGTGTATTTATTTATATCAGAACCAATACAATTTCCATCTACATGCTGTATTAAATTACCTCCACCTGTAAATACATCTACAAAATATTGATCATCTTTTCTATCTTTTAAAATAATAGGAAGAATATGTTTTGCTATTCTATTCTTTGAACCCATGTATATCATATCAATATATATATTTATTTTCTATTTCATTAAAGAATAAATTTTTAGTTCTGGTATAGTCAAAAAACCTACCTCTCTCATAATTAGTAGCAATCTTTATAGGTTTATCTGGTAATTTATAGTATCTTAATTTTTCGCAATGAATACGCATGAGATTATTTTTTCTCTCGTCATTAGTTTGATTCCCCGAAAATGTATAACTAAATGAATCAACTAATCCCTTAGCTCCAGCTAAATTGTGTCTTGTTAAAACTTTAGCAGGATCATTCCAAATTTCCATTGGCACGTCACTTACTTGATCCGCTGTTATAATTCTTGTACCAAATTCTACAGCTGTATTCTTTATTTTTTCAGCAGTATTTTCTTTTTTCATCTTAACATCTTGAGTGCTTGCACCATACTTGATGCCATCTCCAGGGTGTAGGTATTTCAAATAGTCAATAATAACTTCATCAATGTGACCATGTATCTTTTCAAAATCCATAACTAAATTTCTGACATCAATCATACTAGCTGTATCAAATTTTTCAAAAGCATGTACATATATATCGGTATTATAGGATTGAAAATAGTTGATTGTTTCTTGTAGTTTTTGATATTTTTTATCGGAAATGTTACCCTTTTTTATATCATTATATAAACAAGCTGTCCATATTTGATCATATTTGTTTTCTGCTTCTTCTCTAGTACCTTCTAATTGTATATGTAAGACATTTCTATGTTTTCTAACAGCAGATACTGCGTGCCATTTTAAAGCTGTACTTTTCCCAACTCCACTACGTAACATCCAAAATGCTGTTTCACCAACATCTAACCCACCATAGGTAAGATTATCAAGTGGTTCTATGCCAAACAATATTTTATCACTTCTATCTTGACCTAAATCTCTTTTATCTTGTTTGTCTTTGAGTCTTTTATTGAATCCACCATAGATAGGGCTAAGATAGGTGTTGTTATTTTTAATGGTGAAATTAACTATTTGCTCGCTTTCTTTTGCTTGTAGTTGTATGGCATCATCATGCTTGCCTTCATTATATAATAGTTTTAACTTATTGTTTAACTGAACAAACATAGCGTTCTTTATAAAGCCTTGAAGGGTATCAATCATTAATTCTTTGTCTGGAAAAGAAGTCTTTTTTATTTCGGTTAATGCTTCTTGAACTTGTGCATCTTTTTGGTGTTGTTGAGATATTATACCAATACTAGGAAGTTTATCGGTATTTTGATGTATAGTTACAATGCTTTTTAGTATTTTCTTGTAACTCTTTAATTCATCAGGAATGAATTGGTATTTTAAATGTTCTGAAACTATTTCTATTACGTCTTTTTTATTTAGACAAGAGAGGAAAAGTTCATTTAGGAAATTAATACTAATTTTCTCCATTTACGATTTAGTTATACGATTAATTAATAATGTGACAATATAATATTTTTATTTTAAATATGAAAATATATGAGATATTACAGAGATGGTGAATCCATTACCAAGCATTTTATAAAGTTGAGAATTTGATATTCCACAAGACAACATTATATCTATTATTTCTTCTGGTACTGTCTGTAGTCTACCACATTCACGAGGAGTTAGTTTTCTATAATAAACTTTGTCTCCATAAAGTCCACTATAACCACCAGAACCACCTTTACTCTGACTTGTTAATGTAGCAGCCTTACCTTCAAAAGAATAAACTCTTGAACCTTCTCTATAATTTCGTGAAAGGTTTTTGCCATCAAAAAGTCTGCGTCCTTTTTCTATGCCATGTGAAAATACAAGCTGTCTTCTTTTTTTCTTAAAATAGTTTGCATCTATGCAATAACTTTTTTCACGATCAACAAATTCATTCTCTATTACTAAATTATCTTTTTGAACAGTTGTTAATGCTCCACTTTTATTATCGAAACGTGACTCAATTCTTTGAATTGTTTTTATATCTTTATTATAATCATCTCTTTTCCCAGTCTCAGGATTTAATTTTCTACCAACCATACGTCCAATTTTATTTGAATTGGTTTCAATTATATCTTTCAGTAAAATACCCATATCTTCTGGTTGTTCAATTCCTTCAATATTGGTCCAATAAAGTCTTTTGCGGTTTTGAGCACTCACTAAAGCAGAATTTATCTCTATAAGATCGACCCTCATATATTCAGAAATAACATCCTGATACTCTTTTTTCATTTTTACATTCTCAAGCAGAAAATATTTAGGTTTTAAGATTTCTTTAATTTTAACAAACTCAAAAAACAATTTACTTCTTGGATCACTAAAATTTAATTGTTTCCCTGCAAATGAGAATCCTTGACAGGGACTTCCACCCATCAACAAATCAACACCATCTAATAATAAATCTATACAATGATAAATCAATTTCTTATTTTCTTGTTTTACAAAAGAACTTTCTAACATTCTTTCATACAATTCAGGCTTTTCTAGATATCTTCTTAATTTAATAACGCAACCTAATTGAGTAGTGTTGGGGTAAATAGCTTTTGTTGCTTGTATTGCGTATTTATCATTTTCAGAAGCATAATAATTCTCATATTTAATGTTGCTGCCATTTAAAGCCATTTGACCTCCCGATGTTCCATCAAATAGGGATACTACGTTTTTGAGTTCTATCATATTATTTTTTTGAATTTACAGTTGTCGAAGTGATAACGCTTCATGTTTGCTGCACCACCAGTTTTATTGCAATATAAACATTTTACGATTTTTTGTTTTCTACTTTTTTCAATTTCCTCTTTATTATTTTTTGGATTTTGTAAACAATTGTCGAAATGAAATTTCTTAGCATTTCCAGCGTCCATAATTACATCACAATAAATACAAGTTACTGTTTTTACCTTTATGTCTTTACGATTTTGCATAATTTTTTCTTTATCTTTTTCAGATAAAGATGGGTTTTGTAGGCAATTATTAAAATGATAACGAATCATATTTTTATCTCCACCTGTAAATCCACACCAAGAACAAATAGTTAGTTTTTGTTTTTTGCCAATAAGCATTGAATTTTCCTCCCTTCTTTTTTTTAAGATTTCTTCTTTATCGCTTTGAGGATTTTCAAGGCAATTATCGAAGTGATATCTTTTCATATTTCTAATTCCACCTTCAAAACCACAATAAATACACTTTACAATTTTTTGTTTTTTACCTTTTTGAGCTTCGCCAATTTTCTTTTTTGACTCTTTAGAATGGGTTTTCCCAGCCATAGGAGCTAATTCTCCAATCTTCCCATATATAGGGTTATTCTCACCTAACATAAATTCTGAATGATTTTCTGAAACTATTTTTTTTACCCTTTCATATTCTCTTGAACTAATCTTATAATCTCGTCTATCAATATTGTTTGTGGTGCACATTAAAAAATAAGCACAAATCAATCCTCTTTCTTTAGGGAAAATTTCTACTAAGAGTTTATGGCAAACAAAATGTTCTTTTCCAGTAAGCAAAACTAAATTTTCTTTTTCATTTCCACCATCTAAACACTTGGGTAGAATGTGGTGACGTTCATAGTAAATATAGTTTTCATCATCTCTTTTTAATTTTTTTCTATTTTTACTTAAAGCATTATTTATAATGTCTGAATAAATTTGTAAATGATTCATTTTGTAAATTTAAATTGCCTCACCGATTTAAATTCAAGGGGTAATCCTAAATTGTGAGGAATTTAAGAAGGGTTATAAAGCCTGTCCCCCATGAAAGTCTTGTAAAGATAGTGAATTATCACACCATCACAAAATTTAGATTTTTATTTTTATTAACACTAATTCCTTTTATCGCAAACCATGTCGCCATTGGACCATCATCGTTAGATGACATGCTTTCCAACTTACCTGAATCTGGCTTAATTGTGATACTATTGAACTCCGAACATAGCCAATCAGTCATTTCTTTACTATATGCATCGCCACGTGGTAGTTTCATTCTTCCTTGCTCAAATAATATAGCTAAACCTGGGAGCCCCTCATATAGATCTTTTTTATTCCATCCATCAGTAATAAAATCTGTAATATTCTTTATATTATGCTCTCTACCTATTTCTGCCATCATTCTCTGAAATCCATTTGACTCAGCTATGATTTGATCAGGTAGAAAATTACGTTCAATTTCTTTTAATTTTGCTATCTGCTCATTGTATCCTGCACCTTGTTTCCTCCAAACATATAGCAACCAATAATTTTCATATTCATCTATTCCGTACACTGTAAACACAGTACTATCTGCCTTAATATTAGCACTAATAGCAAAATCACAACCAACAGTAACATATTTAAATTTAATTGGGAAACTATCTCTATTATGAACAAGTCTATAATCTTGCATCCCAACAAATGATTTTTCCAACATTGACCAAGGAAAGATGGTGCTTCCATCTGAAATAGGGACGACTAATAATTCTCTACTAAAAATTAAAGAACCGCTTGTTTGGTATTCTTGTTGAAGTTCTTTAAGATTCCATCTATGTGGCGCTATGATTGTTCCGTCTGGGAATATAGCAGGATATTCAAAATATTTAAAAGATTTATCATTTTCTCTTATGTGAGCATATAAATCCTTCTCGTGAAAGGGGGTCCCGACTACATTAATTGTACCACCTCTTTCTGCTGTTTTTAGAATATCTCCATAGAAAGTTTCTATGGCTTTTTCTCTTTGTTGTTGACTATAAATCCAATTATTATTTCCATAATCATCAATTACAATCCAATCTGGATGTAGTCCTCTTGCAGTACTATCAGCAGAACGAAGGTTTATTTCACAACCATTTTTAGTTTCTATTCTTTCACGACCCAATACACCTTCATCTTTATAGTTAGGTTTCAACCTCTCCCAAAGTGCATTATTTTCTTTTATTTC